GATGGTATTATTAGAGATGCTCGTTTCAAGACATATGGATGTGGTTCAGCAATCGCCAGTTCGTCGCTGGTTACAGAGTGGGTTAAGGGTATGCATATTAATGATGCTGTTAATCTTAAAAACTCCCAGATTGCAGAAGAGCTTGCGCTTCCACCAGTAAAGATACATTGTTCCATTTTAGCAGAAGATGCTATTAAAGCAGCAATCAACGATTACCGGAGTAAACATGACACTCACGCAATTAGCGTCTAGCAAAATTAAACAACATCTCGAGAAGCGTGGTTCAGGTGTTGGCATTCGTGTTGGTGTAAAAACCACAGGGTGCAGTGGTCTGGCGTATGTTCTTGAGTATCTCGACACTGGGAAAACAAACCCACTTTATGACAAGATATGGGAATTCGACGATGGTGTTTATGTCGTTGCTAATGTTAAAGATCTGGTATATATCGATGGCATGACTATAGATTACAAACGTAATGGCCTCAACGAAGGATTCGATTTTAAAAATCCAAATGAGCGTGACCGCTGTGGTTGCGGAGAAAGTTTTAGGATATAAATGGCACATATTGTTGCAAATCTTCCCCCCGTTAAGTGTTTTGTTCGCAAAGAATTTCTCTATAACTTTGAGAAAGGTCACGGAGAACTTGAACCTTGTTGGTGGGTCAGTGTTAAATCATTGCGGGGCCAAGCATTTCGTATTGAATCATACCTAAACAACTATGGTGCATTGTATGACAAATTGCCATTACATGCATATTGTTGGAAACCTGTTGAGAATGAATTACCATTAGATTATTTGCAATTATGGGATTGTCTTTCATATGACATAACAGTTATAAAGAAAGCACAGTTACAATCAATGAAGTGTAAGTTTAAATTAAAGAATGGAGATTGGCAATATGGTGTTTATCTTTTTACACTTGATTCTGCTCATCCTGATTTCAACATACTTGATACAGGGTTTAGCGAAGACATCGAAGATCACAAGTCTTATAATTTCATTCAGTGTGATAATGGGCAGTTTGCTGCTCAGCCAAATAATAGATTGATTATATTAGAACCAAGCAGCAACCCAAAAGAGCTGAAGATGCCAGACTTTAAAGTAGCAACCACCCGATGGTCTGTTGAAACGGATGCTAAATGGGCATTGGGTGAAACTAATACTGTAATGTACGAGGAACAAAAATGATTACAATAACAGAGTCAGCAAAAATAAAAATTTTAGATCTTCTCGCAGAAGAAAACAACCCTGACCTATCACTAAGAACATTTGTTCAAGGGGGCGGTTGTAGTGGAATGAGTTATGGATTTACATTTGATGAGGTTATGAATGAAGATGATTTTGAATTACCTTTAGAAAAATTTAAGGTGTTAGTGGATTCTATGAGTATGCAATATCTACAAGGTGCAAGCATAGATTACAAAGATGATTTACAAGGTTCGCAGTTTGTTATAACAAATCCAAATGCACAAACAACCTGCGGATGTGGTAGTAGTTTTACTGTATAAAAGAAAAGGCATAAATGAAAAAGACAAGAATGACGGATGATAGAAATTCGTTTAAACCCTTTAATTACCCTTGGGCATATGATGCATGGCTAAAGCATGAGCAAAGCCATTGGTTACATACTGAAGTACCGATGCACGAGGATGTTAAAGATTGGAAAAAGAAGTTATCAAATGAAGAAAAACAATTCCTTACACACATCTTCCGATTCTTTACTCAGGGAGATATTGATGTTGCTGGTGGATATGTCAATAATTATCTCCCTCACTTTCCGCAACCTGAGATAAGAATGATGCTAATGGGCTTTGCAGCTCGTGAAGCATTGCACATTGCAGCATATTCCCATCTGATTGAAACCTTGGGATTGCCTGAGACAACATATAATCAATTTCTTGAGTATCAGGAAATGAAAGACAAGCATGACTTTGTTCTTGATATCTCATCTAAGAACGGTACGATTGCCTCAACTGCGGAACATATTGCTGTGTTTAGCGCATTCACCGAAGGTATGCAACTGTTCAGTTCCTTTATTATGTTACTTAACTTTCCTCGTACAGGTAAAATGAGAGGCATGGGACAAATTGTTACCTGGTCTATTGTGGATGAGACACAACACGCTGAAGGCATGATTAAATTATTCCGTACCTACATCGAAGAAAATAAGGAGATATGGAATGATACTCTCAAAGAAAAGATCTACTCGATTGCGGAGAAGATGGTTAGTCTTGAAGATAAGTTTATTGAACTGTCTTTCAAATCTGGCGCTATCGAAGGGTTGACAGAGCATGATGTAAAGGAATATATTCGCTACATTGCTGATAGACGTCTAATTAGTCTTGGACTAAAAGGTATCTTCAAGCGTAAAAAGAATCCTTTACCCTGGGTTGAAGAAATGATTAATGCTCCAACGCATACTAATTTCTTTGAGAACAGAGCAACAGACTACGCCAAAGGTGCCTTGTCTGGCGACTGGCATGATGTATGGGGAAAGGCTGCATGAAACAATTTAAAGAATTTATAGACGAAGAGGTTACACCTGTAACATATAAAAAACCAAACCCGCAAAGGCTCTCAGATGAGGAGCATAATGAGAATGTTGTCCAAAGTAATGCAATAAAATCCGGACATATGAGTGATGTTCATCCTGTAATAGCATCAGCAATTCATAAATTTGCTAAGGATAAGGATTCGTTTACTGCTGCTCTATCCTCATCAAAAATTGAGAAAATAAAACCTGGAACTAATGTCAATAATTCAGAAATTGGTCAGGGAGTAAAAGCAGTCGAGGATAAGGAAAAAGTTAACAGAGTTAAATCTCAAATGAAACTAGGTGGTGGTATAGATAGACCAATCGTATATAGACATACTGACGCACAAGGTCAAACCCATCACCACTTAGTAGCCGGAAATACTAGAGCAACTACTGTAGGTTATGGGGTGGAAGCTCATGTGATAGATGTTAAATGACAGGACTAAATATGGTAAAGAAGTTTGAGGAGTTAAGACCTAGGAAATATCCTGACGGAACATTAATTCCTAAAAAATTACCTCCTGCGTATGCTGTTGGTAATAGTAAAGAAAATTGTGCAAATTGTGGGGCATATGTGCCAGGAACAAAATATTGTAAAACCTGGGATGCTAAAGTGAAACCTAATTATTGGTGTAAAAAATGGATTCAGATAAAGAAACAAACTATGCAATAGTTCGCAGACGAATTTGCGAGACATGCGAACATAAAAAAATTATTATTGGTGCAAAATTTTGTAAATCATGTGGCTGTGCCATATGGGGCAAGACACTAATTAAATGGGAAAAATGCCCCGAAGGCAAATGGCAAATTGAAGAAAATTAAAGGAGTATATTATGCCAGGATTAACTATTGAAAAGTTTAATGATGTTATTAATGGATTTGAATTAAAAGAGGATAAGCAAATATGAGTAATAAAATTATAGGAATTACTTGCAGTACTTTTGATCTTTTTCATGCTGGTCATGTTATCATGCTAGAAGAAGCGAAAAAACAATGCGATCATTTAATCGCAGCAATCCAAGTCGATCCAACAATCGACAGGACAAGTAAAAACAAACCAGTACAATCAATAATCGAACGGCAAATACAAGTTGCCGCTTGCAAACACGTCGATGAGATTATTGTATATTCAACAGAAAAAGAGCTTGAGGACATCTTTATGTCTTTGCCTATTGATATTCGTATCTTGGGTGAGGAGTATAGAGATACTGAATACACAGGCAAAGCTATCTGTGAGAAAAGAAAAATTGACATTTATTTTAACAAGCGTGATCATTACTTTAGTTCATCGGATTTAAGAACTAGAGTATTTGAAACTGAAGCAAAGAAAAGAGGAATTGAGACATGGCAAAAAACAAACATCACGAGTGCGTCGAATGTGATGCCGTCTTCAAGATAAAACATGATCTTGACGAACATCATTATAAAGTAGGATTTTGTCCATTCTGCGGTGGCGCTATAGATGAAGATCAAATAGATGAGCAGTATCAAGACCTCGACGACAACGACGAAGACCTGTCCTAAGTGTGGGACACACCATAACAAGCCTGGGAAATTTTGCACCCGGGCTTGTGCCAATTCAAGGCAATGGTCAGAGGAACAGAAACAAGTATTCTCTGAAAAGCAAAAAGATTATATGGCTCGAGACGAGTCAGAATATCACAGATATAAAAAGTCTGTACAAACATCAATGCTTATTAAGACTGGAACAATGGGCAATGGCTTGGCAACCGAGCGACTCGAGGATGTCATGACGGATCCTGAGGATTATTTCATAATACCTCCCCGTGTAGATGACGATAGATACTCTGAAGATGGAGATATGTGGGAGGTTGTGGGACAATAAATACTTATTTAGATAGGTGTTTATGTGGCTTTATAATAATTCCCCTCTTGAGGAAATTCCAGAAACTGCGTATGGTTATGTGTATTTGATTACAAATACTGTTACTGGACGGAAATACATAGGTAAAAAACTTTTTTGGTTTCGTAAAACTAAACAAGTTAAGGGTAAAAAGAAGCGCATAAAGGTCGAATCAGATTGGCGTGATTATTGGTCTTCATCCGACGAAGTTAAAAAAGATGTTGAGACATTTGGAATAGATAAATTTATAAGAGAGATATTACATATTTGTCCTAATAAGGGATCTTGTAATTATCTTGAGGCAAGAGAACAAATGGATCGCAGAGTATTGGAGACCGAGGATTATTATAATGGTCAGATACAATGCAGAGTACATAGGACACATATAAAGATATGATAATAACAGGAATGATACAACAAGGTGGAATGACATTTTTTCCTCCGGCAGCCCCCGTATTGCAGGGTAGTTTATCCTTTAATGGCACAAGTCAATATTTAAATACCCCGTCAAGTTCTGCGTTTGCTTTTGGAACAAACGATTTTACTATGGAAACCTGGATTTACCCCAATAATCTTTCTGGGCGTTTGTGGTATTTTAGTTCTGATCGTGATAATGTAGATCTTAATGGTAATGGGGGTATTTACTACTTTGGTGAAGGCGGTGTACGCAATAGTGCTACTAATACAGTAATAACTGTAGGGGCCTGGCATCATATTGCATTAGTAAGAGCAAGTGGAACTCTTACACTTTATGTAAACGGAGTTTCTGTAATGTCCCAAAGCGGCATAGGATATAATAGTACAGCAAATAGATCAATTGATATTGCATATAGTGCGGTGCAAGGTAATGGTTATTTTAATGGTCGTATAAGCAATTTTAGAATTGTTAGCGGCACAGCACTTTACATCGGATCAACAATTACTGTCCCTACCTCACCATTGAGTGCAATCGGGGGTACCCAATTATTATTAAACACCTCGAATGATGCTAATTTCCTAAAAGATTCGTCAACAAATAATATAATAATTACTAATAATGGTGCTGTAACAAGTTCTTCATTGAATCCGTTCTAAGGAAATATATGCTCGCAGAGCGCAACAAAACCATTTTAAAATGCAAAAAACTATAGCATTGTTTATCCATGACCCAAAATGCTCAGTGCAGAGCGGTAATGGTATTATGAAATCGTTAGGAAATAAGTATAGATTCAAACTATTTTCCAAGAATGAAATAGAATATAACTTCTTTGATGATGTAGATTTAATAGTTGTCCCTGGTGGATTCGGAGATTCTGATTCATATGACAATCTATTTAAACACAATAGAAAAGCAGTAAAAGACTTTGTAAAAAATGGTGGTAAATATCTGGGGATATGTATGGGTGCCTATTGGGCAGGACATCATTATCTAAACATAATAAAAGACGTAAAGGCGATACAATATATTAAGCGTCCTAATACGGATACGAGGAGACCTCATGCTAAGAACATTAAAATTAACTGGGATGGAACTGACACAAAGATGTTTTTTTACGATGGTTGTGCTTTGGTTGGTGATGGACACTACGAAACAATCGCTACTTACGCAAATGGTGACCCGATGGCGATTATTCAAAAGAACATAGGATTAATAGGGTGCCATCCTGAAAGTGAACAATTTTGGTATGATAGTTACAGTTGGCTAAAAGGAAAATATCACAACGGTGAGCATCATGCTTTACTGTTAAAATTTGTAGATAGGTTAATGACCCAATGATTTTTGCAGCTATATTATTAGGAACAGCTTTAGCTATTTCAGGTATAGCAGGATATTTTTCAATCATGGGATTGACTTATATATTTTCAGCTAGCCCAACTCCTATTTTGATAATGGGTGCTGCTCTTGAAGTGGGTAAACTTGTAACTGCATCCTACGTATATAGACAATGGGACAGTATAAACACACTGATGAAATCTTATCTTATTATCAGTGTTGTAGTTTTATCATTACTCACATCCATGG